CCGAGAATACTGCGTCCTCTCGCGCTCGCGCAACCGTGTAAGATCGTATGATGTCGTCTGACTGTTTCATCCCTTTGCCTGTAACGCTAGACGTAACGATCAGATCGCCCTTGGTGATGTTGCCGTTCTCGCCGCACACGTTTATAAGACCCTCGCCGACGGAGTTGACGCCGCAAACGTCATGCGTCTCAGCCATCGCGGTGAATGCTTCGCTGGGAATGGGATTGCCTCGGTCGTCTTTGCCGACAATCGCAGACGCAATATAAATCCCATTCGTGATCTCATGACGAGTCACATAGATACCGATTGCCGCTTGATTTGCCGCACTCGATAAGAAGACCTCAGAGGTTGCGTCCGAAACCCCACGACGGAACAAGACATCACCATCCACAAGAATATCTCCCGCACTAGGTGATACTGTTTTCGGTATCAGCCCATCGTGCGATCCGGTAAATGGACCATAAGCCCCATGACCTTCAGCATAGAAATCAAAGTCGGCACGAGCTGGACCAACAAGACCAGACGAGCCATAAGACGCATTTGTGTTTCTTGCCCGCAATGCGTGACCTGTACCCGATGACGAGGTGTTTGTTGCTTGAATGACCGCAAAAGACGCGTTATTTAAGAGTAAAACATCTTCGCCTTGGATCGAAGCACCATAAAAGTCATCAACCCATAAGACATTTGCAGAAGTGATTTCGATCTTATAGCCACCGGGAGTGCCACCCGATCCAGCCGCGATCCTGATTGTGTAGAGATCGCCGGAAACAAGTTTCTCAGCGGTGACTGCGTTTGCCGCAATCTTTGTCGCCGTGATCGCATTTGCGGCAATCTGATCTGCCCCGATAGCACCCGCCGCAATCGCACCAGCGGTGATCGTGTTTGCAGAAATGTCAGCTCCGTCGGTTGCCTTGGTGAATGCCGAACCTGTGTGGCGGTAGAGCTTTTCGTCGGTTGTCAGAAAGACGACACGACCCTCGTAGTTGCCTGTGGTCGGAAGGGTATCCACGATCTCGACTGGAGTGATGCCAGCCGCGAATGCCGCCGTGGTGATAATGTCGTTTGCAATGTCATCCGCAAGATTCTTCTGTGTGGTTGCTGACACCACACTCGTCCAGTCACCGACGTTGCCCGAGTGATCCTTCGCCCGCAAATAGTAGTAACGCGTTACGTCACTTCCGAGATTGTCGTGCGTAAACCGCTCGCCGCTGATCTCGGTGACCTTAGAAATACCGATAAGCGTCGCGCTCGTGTTGACCCAAATCTCCACCACATTCAGGTCGAGGTCCGTGGGATTGGTCCACGTCAAGACAATCGACTGTTTTGCCGCAGTTGCAGAGACGGACGTCGGAACGCCGGGAGCAGTCGTGTCTTTCTGGCCCTCTACACCGCCAGCGTAAACCCACGTTGATTTCGTACCCGTCACGGAGACTGAACGAATTCGCACGTCATAGCGACGATTGGCCTCGACGGGTTCAATGTAAACCCGACCGATATTTCCCTCGACTCGTGGTGCGGTATTCCAAACACTTTCGGTCGACTCTTTGTATTCGATCTCAATGTAGCCACCGACCAAAACCCGCGAGTCTTGCGGAGGCGTCCATTGGACGAGAATTCGTGGGATCTCGGTCCCGTCTGGGAGCTTCTTGACCGTGGCGTTGCTCGAGGTTGCGGTCAGGCTTGATGGTGCAAGAATGTTTTGCTGAGTCGGCAATGCCGTGGGAGAGTTCGCCGTTTCAATGGGAACGAGTCCAGTATAAGACCAGTCATAAGCCGCGCTCGCTTCTTCTTTGAGCGTCAGAGAAACACCCGACTCCATACTGAAAGACCGCTCAAGCACTCGGAAGACTTTGCTCGTCCATCCGTAGCGAGAGATGGTGAGCTGAATTGTGTCTCCCGGTTGAAGGTTGTAAGCCTTCATATTGAACGAAGCCCGCACGACCAGAGCAAGACGCGACTGTTGCAAGATGATCGTCGCAAGCCGTTGAGCGCGATAGGCGTCCGTCACATATTGGAACTCAACGTCTTTAGTGATCGTCTCGCTTCCATCATTGGTCACATAAGTCGCCGATCCAATGGGAGCGAAATCGGTCGCTTGCCAGCTCTTTGTTGGCTCGACGTAAATGCCTTTCACATAATTAAACAGATCGCGCCGTGGCGTCCTACTCTGAATTGTGATGGCGTCCGTATTGGTCAGATCGTTATCATTGAATGTCAGAGACGGTGACCGATAGGCTCCAGCATATACGTTCCACTTGCCTTGACTGAAGACCGCATCGCCAGCCATAGACCCCAGCAACCGCTCGAGGTTTTGCAGACGATCATCCTCGGTCGAGAGAATACCGTTGACGGTATATCGTTCTTGCGTTTCGCTTGCGGAGATATTGACATCTTCATCGCAGACGTTCGCCGCCGCATTGATCAGAGTTGTATTGACTTCATTTGCCGAGCATCCAAAACCCTCGACGCTTGTGAGGTAGTCATAAACCACCAGCGCCGCATTGTTTGAGAATCCCGTCGTCTCGGTTCGTGGGTCATAGAGCTTCTTTCCGCGAACCTTAAATTTCATCTGCGGAATGCCCGACTGGAAAATGTCGGTGTCGTATTTGAGACGAATGTAAATGTAGGCAAGACCCTCACCGACATGGTCAGAGGTCCATGCACCATCACCTAAACCGGACGTCGCAGAAATCAGCTCCGCATCCGCAACGGTCTGGTCGCCCAAATATTTGACAACGTGAACAAGTGGTTCGCCTTCGTCCACGCGATAGTTGAAGAAAATATCTTGCCCCGCATAGGTCGACGCATCCGACGATGAAATGGTCACCACATTGTCGACAATAGAGTCGGGAGTGATGTCAACCGTTCCGTTGTCTGCGCCCTGATCTATGCTGACCCGTAGTGTTCCGGTCTTCGGTGTTGCCGCAAGCGTATAAGTCTGACCAGAGACCGTGTCTTCTTCATACTTGGCGACGTTCTCTGTGACTTTGTAATACTCCGAACCCGACTGAACGTCACCGTTTCCGTCTAAGGTTCCGATGCTGACGTCGTTGAAGAAGATGTCGTCAATCGCTTCGATCTCGTGACCCGCAAGCGTAATGACCAAATGACAAAACTGATTATTTTCACCCGCAGTCACCGCATACGTCAGAACTCCACCGCAAACAGTCTCACCATAGAGAATTGGTTTTGATGCGGTACTCGTTCGGATGACCTCTTGACGATCCCGCAAAGATGCTTCAAATGCTTTTTTGGAGGCGCGTTGCGCTTTGCGTTGCTCATAATTGGCGACGACCATAGAGCTTGTGAAGACAAGTGCGGCCGTAACAATAGGACCTAATTGTGCCGCAGTTGCCGCCGTATAAACTAAAATCGGGATGGCCTGTGGCATTTCAAACACTCCACGAAATCGTTGCGTGACTCAACGGCATGAACTCGATGCCATGCTCGCCGGGAGCCACAAATTCAGCACCGACACAAATGCCGAGTGCCTCTGCGGGTTTGTGCGTTAGATGCTGATAGCAAACAATCGAACCGCGCTGAGTCAGATTTATGTGTTCATGCCGCACAAAACGACGATCCAGCCATTTGATTGACTCGAGTTTTGCTTGCAGTTTGACCGCACCGATCATCGTCTTATACTTTCCCCGCAGTTCTTTGGCGACATCTTCGCCACGCAACATCTCAACACAATCCATCGCAAACAGAAAACAATCGTTCTTTCCCCATGCAAACGGTTCGTTCCGCTTGAGTTCAACGAACTCGATCAGTTTTTGATCCCAGTCTGCGACCTTCATTTCTGATTCTTAAAGAATGCTTTTGCGGGCCAGACGATCTCTTTCTCAACCGAGTTCTCGAGGAAAGAAAAGAAACGGTCGCCCGCATATTGCGATTGATGATCCGCTTGATTAAAGCGTCGAATGTTTGGTCTTGCCCAGTCAGCCATTCGCGACTCGACTGCGAGCTGAATTGAGGTCGATCCTTCAGACTCGGTGACGACCATGTTATCCACACGGCCCGCAAACTCAAGCACGGGGTCGGCAATAATCAGGCCATCATTCATGAATGCCACATAAAGCCACGCAAGTTTACCTTGAACGTGTTCGGTCAAAGCGATGTTGGCAATGGTCGAGTTGGCCCCAGACAAAATGAACTTGATCCCGATTGCCTGTAGGTCGACCGATTCTTTGATTTCTTCCACGCTTGCAAGATTGCCGAGGCCAACGTAAGTCTTGCCAGACCACACGAGCGTCGTTGGTGCGTTGGTAAAGTAGACGTTGCCACTTGCAAACTCAAACTCAGCAAGAAACGCCGCATAAGTCGACGGAGAATTCTTCGCGGTAGTAACGTCACCCGAGAGATTCTTGCTCAAGCGAAGACCTCCACAAGATCAATCGTTAGAGGTTCGTAGAGTGCTTGAGTCCGGCGAGAGCGGATTTCGTTCTCGGTCAGAATAAACAATGCCGTTGGTGCGGTAATGTCCACCGCAGAGTTATCAGACGGAGACGTGCGGATCGCGGGTTCAAAACTAATTGTCGCTTCGCCGGAACCGTTTGAAGTGACATCCGCAGTCACCATCTTCAGCTCACCACCGATCCCAATCATGTCGCCCGCCTTCAGAACGGTCTCGCTATTTGCCCACCCATCCGTGTTGATTGATGTTCCCGTTTGACTTCCACCCGCGACCAGCGGTGTCCCATTGCCAGTCCCGTTCACGCTTGGTCGGGCTAGGTTGTAGAGTGCCAGTCGGTTTTGCTGACCCTTGAGGCTCACAATGAAAGCCTCAATCGTTGCCGCATTCTCGGGAGACTGACCAGCAAAAGTGATCTGAGCGGTCCATCGCGCACCTGTGAGACCGACTGTTTGCACATAACCCGTCAGCGGTGACGTGTGGATCATAGTGTTAAACCGCAGACCAAACTCAAAGGCTTGCGGTTTGGTGAATATTGTCGTGTTGGGATAGTTGATCGTTGCCATTACATTCTCGCCAGCGCGGGAGAATTGCGCCGCATAAGGTCATTGATTTCGCTGATTGTCTGTCTGCGATTAAGTTCTAAAGCCCGCTGAATGCCCGCACGATCAGCAGATGCGTCGATGTTCAGCGTTTGATTGATCGTCACGCCGCCAGCTCCGAGCTTGTTGCTGGGAACAATCGTGCCGCTTGTGTTGGGGACGAATAACTCCGCACCGCGCTCACCGACCATGTAAGGTGAACCCGACTGAACCGGACCGCCAATCGCACGACCCGGAGGTGCGGCCCCTCCACCCGTGCCACCAAAACCCGGAAGGCTTGAGAACAAAAGTTCAGCAAGTGGTCCGGTGATCGAGCGTTGAATGACGATCCGTGTGAGGTCTGCAATGATGCTCGCCGCCATGCTCTTGAATGCGTCTCGCGTTTTGATCGTTCCCATAATCAGGCCCGTCATCGTATCCTCAAGACCCTTCAATGCATCGACCGCATAAGTATCTAAACTGACCGCAACATTTTGAGCCGCTTCCGCATATTCTTGGAGTGCGGTCTTGCCTCGCTCAGTTCGATTGATACTGTTTTCATAAGCCTCATTTGCTTGCTCAACGAGCGTGAAATACTGTTGCTCTGAGATACCCAAATTCTTAAGAGCATCTTCCGCTTGCCATAAAGCGTCGCTTAACTGATCCACAGGTGATCGAGTCTTTGCGAAAATATCCCGCAGTTGACGAGCTTTTTCTTTTTGTTCCTCAATGATCTTATTGAGATCAGTCTTTGCGCCACCAAGATCGCGATCACCTGTCACGACAACATCGGTGACGTCAGCAATTGCTTGATATTGCTTTTTGATGCCCTCAAGATTCTTCTCAAATTGCTCGAACATCCGAGCGCGATTCTCTGCACCATCGCCGACAAATCCGAAGAACTTTTTGATCGCCGCAAAGAATCCACCTTCGGTCGTCACGACGCGATTCAACGCCATGAAGTATTCGACCGCAGAGTTCAAATAAGGGATCACAAAGTTTGCGAGAACCCGACCGACCCCGGTGAATAGCGCCTTCATGCGGTCAAGATTTGCCGAGAACTCTTTGGCCTCTTTGATTGCTTCTTCGTTGAGTACGGCCCCCAGCTCTCGAGCTTCTTCTGAGAGCATATTCATTGCCGCACCATTCTTTTGCAAGAGTGGGAGCAAATAGGACGCATCCGAAGCAATCGCCTCGAGATAGAACGTCATGTCGTTTTGACTGACATTCGCTTTTTCTAAACTGGAAACATAGAGCTGAAGTGCATCCGCACCGTTGAGCTTGCGGAACTGGTCTGCGGTGACCCCGACTTGCGGCGCAATATTCTCAAAAAAATCAGC